TAGCACGATCATATAGCACGATCCGCTTGACACGTGACCGTTCGTGTGTTATAATCGTGGTATGGATTCATTCGACCCTAAACATGCCGGAGATTTAGCGTACTTGTTCTATAGGGAGCAACAGCTGAATATGGCCTTAACGAAATCACACACATGCCTAGTACAGACAATACAGCAAAAGCTTATCCGACAGTGCAAAAAGACAGCCCCTTGGCTCTTGCCAGCGATCTGACATTACAGGAATCTGCGTTTGCGTTAAGTTACATGGTAGACTATAACTACCGTAGAGCCTCTAAGGAAGTCGGCATTGTTTCCTCATTGGGTCGGAAGTTGTCAGTAGATTCTCGCGTACGCGCGTACATATTAAAAGAGTTGAAAGAAAACCAGACCCACAACATGATCACCGAATCTTACATAGAACAGCATTATGTGAGGTTGATGCCAATGCTGATGGGGGACACTAGTGTCCCTTTGGTTTCAAATGGCGCAGGACACACAGACCGTGTATTTAATGCTAATGCTGCACTTACAGCCCTTCGGGACATGTCTAAATCTACGGAATTCCAAAGGGTTGACGATTCAGATAATAAAGTGACCGTGACCGTGAACATACAAAATTTAGTAGGACAGTAATGGATATTGAGATACCATATGGTTGGTCAGCTAGGCAGCATCAGTCTCCATTTATGGAGTACATGTTAGGTGCTGGAGGAGGAAAGAGGGCTGTATGTATCTGGCATCGCAGAGCAGGGAAAGATTCAGCGTCGATAAATTTTACTGCAGCGCAAGCACACCAAAAAATAGCGACATATTGGCACATGCTTCCCACGCAGACTCATGCTAGGAAAGTAGTGTGGGAGAACATAAATCCTCACACAGGAGTACGTGTCATAGATCAAGCCTTCCCGAAACAGATAAGGCACAGTATAAACAACACAGACATGAAGATAGAGCTAAAATGTGGCTCCATATGGCAGTGTGTTGGCTCAGACAATTACGATTCACTCATTGGTTCTGCACCCTACGGTGTGATATTCTCAGAATATTCAGTCGCAGATCCGTCTGCATGGGACTACATAAGGCCTATGCTGAAAGAAAACGGTGGATGGGCAATATTTATATATACACCAAGGGGTAAAAATCATGGACATAAATTATATGAGACAGCTAAGAAATCTCCTCGTTGGTTCTGTGAGATACTTACTGTTGATGATACTTACCGTGAGGACGGAACACACATCTTCACCGAAGAGGATATTGAGGAAGAAATAGAAGACGGAATGGACCCACTAATGGCGGAACAGGAGTATTACTGCTCCTTTGACGCAGGAATGGTGGGTGCTTATTTCACAAACCAATGTGCCGTTATAGAGAAAGAAGGCAGATTCGGTGAATATCCTTGGATGGAAGATAAGCCGGTTCAAACTTTTTGGGACTTAGGCTGGTCAGATGATAATTTTATAATCTTCACTCAGCATGACGGTGAATATACCCGCATCATAGATGTAGAGAAAGGAAACAATAAGTCCCTGCAAGAGTGGATAAAGATCATATCTGAGAAACCTTACATCTATAACCGCCACGTAGGACCACATGATCTTAGCCAACACGACTACACAATAGGGATAACAAGACGTGAGTTTGCTAGGAAGTTAGGATTTAACTTCGATGTGGTAGCGAAATCGTCAGACGTTGAAGGCATTGATGCTTCACGCAGATTTTTAAAGAAGGTAAAAATAAATTCTGAGAATTGCCAAGAGTTGTGGGACTGTTTAGTTAGTTACCGCAGGCAATATGATGATAAAAACAAAGTATTCAGGCAGAAACCTCTACATGATTGGGCAAGTCACGGGGCAAAAGCGTTCCAGTATTTGGCGCAAGGATACAGGGAATCTGGCGGGACATTGGACCATTTAATATTGACCGGACACAGAGCAAAGGTCATAACAGCCGTAGGAGGCAAGAGGAAACATGCGAACGCAAGAGATTATTGAAAGTTTTGATAAGAATGTAACTGATAGAAAAACTGTAGATCAGTTATTTGAACTAATTGAGAGATATGTAGCACCATTCAGGGGGGAATTTTTTGAGGATCAGTTTTCGGAGCACCAAATAGATTGGCGGAAACCAGAAATTTTTGACTCTACGGCCATCATTGCGTCGCAGATTCTTTCATCATCCATGCAAGGTGCTTTAACCAACCCTGCCGTGACGTGGCATCAAATGAGGTTCGCAGATCCTAAGTTGATGAAAATGAAGATCGCTCTTGAGTGGCTTCAGACGGTAAACAACATCATCAGCAAAACCATTCACAACTCTAACTTCAATCTCGAAGCCTCTGAGTTCTATCTGGATTTGACTACTTTTGGCACTGCAATAATGACCCAAGAGTATGAAGACAACAAGATGGTATATCAGGCTGTGCCACTAAGGGAGTTCTATTTTGACGAAGGCAGTGATGGTAAAGTAATAAACTTTTACCAAGAATTACTATGGACTCCCATTCAGATAGCCGATAAATTGAGCGAAAAGGATGATTTCTCAGACCTTCCAGATAAAATAAGGGAAATCTTAATCAACGGCAACCCGACGGCAAAGAAACGAAAGTTCAAGGTTGTATTTTGCATATATCTGCAAAATAAAGAGGCCAATGGCATCAAGAAAATGGCTCCCAGTAAACGCGCGTACGGGTGGAAGTACGTGTTGCACACATCAAAGGAAGTTATCGGAAAAGCCGGTGGTTATTACGAAATGCCGTCATATGTGACAAGGTGGCGCAAGACATCGAGATCGCAATGGGGATTTTCTCCGGCTACTGTGTGCTTGGCGGACATACTCACATTAAACTCAATAGCAGAAGTGACACTTGAGGCATTAGGTAAAGTGGTGGACCCTGCTACATTGGTCACAGAGTTCGGACTTCTTTCTGATTTGGATTTAGGTAGGGGAGGATTATCAGTAGTTAGGTCATTAGATGACATCAGGCCTCACGAGTCGCGCGCTAGATTTGATGTTGGTGAATTGAAGATCAACAACCTGCAAGCTGCCATAAATCGAGCATTCTTCGTAGACCAACTGGAGATGAAAAATTCACCTGCCATGACCGCGATGGAGGTTCAGGTTAGATATGAACTGATGCAACGTCTCCTTGGTCCGACACTTGGCAGGCTTAAAGTAGACTTTTTGGACCCAATGTTATGGAGGACATTTTCAATTTTAATGCGTGAAGGAAAACTTCCAGATATGCCAGCAGAGTTATCTGAAGCCGAAATGATAATTGAGTACACCGGACCATTGGCAAGATCACAAAGAGCAGACGTGGTTCAATCTGTCAATCAATGGATTCAAGCTTTGGCTCAACTTAAAGAAATCCGTCCTGACATAGATGATATCGTGAATTATGATGAAGCAGCATTAGGAACTGCTATAATGCTTGGTGTTCCGGCTGACATGATAAATGATGAAGCCACTATGAAAGAAATCAGATCAGGAAGGGAAGCTCAGCAGAAGCCAATGAGGGACGCTGAATTATTAAAAATGCAGAATGAGGCACAAAATGCACAAGAAACCCCCCCAATGTAAGACCCCGTACGCGCGCGTGTTTTCAACAGAAGAAGGTGCTAGCGTACTTAAAGATCTGCAGGATCGCTTTAAAAATTGCGATTTGCACGTACCCAACGACCCCTATGCTACCCACATAAACTTAGGCGGTCATAAACTCGTAACATTTATTGAACGGAGAATTAAAGATGCCACCGATTGAAGGCCTTGAAGAACAATACGCAGAAAATGAAACCATTAAGCGATATGAGGATGTCAATGCCTTAGCTAAAGGTTTGATTGAAACCAAATCACTGATTGGGGATTCCATAAGGATTCCAAGCGAAGATGCGTCCGACGAAGATGTCAATAACTTCAACACTAAGTTGATGGAAAGAGCACCTAATTTGATGCTAAAGCCAAACTTTGACGATGACACCCAGAGTAAGGAATTTTTCAGGACTCTTGGCATGCCTAATTCTCATGAAGACTATGAAATGCCGGAATTTGAAGCCCCTGAAGGGGTGGAGGTAAATGTGTCCAGAATGGAAGGATTTAAGGCCATTGCCCATAAGTACGGGCTTACTAAGGATCAATACTCCAATATCGTCAAAGATTTCATGTCTGGTGAAATCGATTCGGCTTCGACCCAGATGGACAGCCACAAGGCTGCAATGTCTTCCTTGAAGGAAGAATGGGGAATGGCCACTAATGATCGTATAGCGTCTGCTCTTCTTGCTGCTGAAGCTTCCGGCGCTCCGCAATCAGTCATTGACTCTATTAAGGGAGGTAACGCATCCCCTGATTTATTGAAATGGATGTATAGTGTAGGGTCCCAGATTGGAGAGGAAACTACTAATTTTGCTCGAAAGAAATCAATGCACGATTCAATGAGCCCCAATGAAGCACAGCAGCAATTGTCGGAGATTCGCAACAACAAGGATCACCCATATAATAATCCAGAAGACCCATCTAATGCTGCGGCAATCAAGAAGGTTGTTATGTTATCATCGGTGGTGGCAGGTGAAAAGTTCGATGAAAAAGCGTTCGATTCGTCGTTTGGGAGGGGTTGACACGAGCCCCGTCATGTGTTATAATTAGGGGGTGGTGACAACGGACTCCCTGTTAATTTAACAGCCCTGTAACACTCAGATCGAGACCCTGAATGTTCAGATTCCTCTCAGTAAAATTAATTTATTTATTAGGAGAAAGAAATGGCTGTTACAATTAGCAATGCTTATGTCGAGACGTTTGAGAATAACGTCCGGCATTTAGCTCAACAAACGCAGACCCGACTACGTGGTTGCGTTCAGGTCAAAAGCAACGCGAGCGAGAAACATAATTGGGAGCGCATGGGAACATCTGCTGCCACATTGAAAGCTTCGGTTCTCACCCCTACCCCTGTTTCCGAGTTGTCTTGGTCCCGAAGGGTTTCACTTGCAGAAACTTGGCATGATGGTGATGCGGTTGAGCAAGAAGATCCGGTTCAAATGCTGGTAGACCCCAATTCCAACCTTACACGTGCGCTCTCAATGAGCATGAATCGTGGTGTCGATGACATTATCATCAAGGCTGCGACGGGCGACGCATTGAATGGTTCCGGTGGCAATGACGTGTTTCCTGTGGCCCAAGAAATTGGCAATTACACAGGTGAAATCGACTTTGACATGGTTACTCAGGTTCAAGAACGGTTTATGGAAAATGACATCACTCCGGATATTCCGAAGTTCATGATCATCGGCCCTAAACAGATTCGCAAACTGATGAATACAACTCAACAGACCAGTTCGGATTACGTCCGACGAGGCCTTGATGAATTGTCGGCCACAGGCATCGTGCCTAATTGGATGGGTTTCACGTGGATCATGTCTACCCGACTGTTAGCCCCTGCAGGCGCACAAATTGATTGTCTGGCGTTTACCAAAGATGCACTAGGCATGTCAATCAACCGCGATATTACTGCTCGTATTGCAGAAGACCCGACCGTTTCCTTTGCATGGCGCGTTTACACACACATGACTCTGGGTGCAGTTCGTGTTGAAGACGAGCAGATCGTACGACTTAAACTCGCAGATACGGTAACATAATGGCTGGTAAAACTGGAGCAAACCATTCTGAGCAACTAAGGCTCAGAAAGTACGGTGCTGAAGGAGCAGACCCTGAAGAGGTGTCTCGCGTCTTTGGCATCAATGAAGCTACGTGCAGACACTTTATGGGGATAGATGAAGATTCCGATGAAGATGAAGATGAAGATTACGAGAACTCGTAATGTCTCTTCTGAGCATTTATAATTCGTCGTTGTCGCTGGTAGGAGGTACTTTATTAGCCACTATCAGTGACAATGTTCGTAATGCTAAACTGTGCAACATCCATTATGATGAAGCACGGAGGGTAGCGCTGTCTGAAGGAGAGTGGACTTTTGCCACTAAGGACTTAGAACTCGACATTCCTTTGGTTTCAACCCCTTCTGAATGGGGATATGCATTCCAATTACCTACTGACCATATTCGTTTGGTCAAGGTAAAAAGAGCAAAGTATGATGTAGTAACAAATGATGATGGGTTGGCTATTTTAACTAATGCCAACCCTGTGCAAATAAAGTATGTATGGGACCAAATGAATGACATATTGTGGTCTCCATTTTTCACACAAGCTGTGATTCACAAATTAGCGTCGCTGATATGCAATGCGATAGCGGAATCTAGAACTTTAAAACAAGATTTAGATGATGGATATAGGTCGGCTATAAATGACGCTAGAGCGTCTGATGGCAGACAACAGATGACTCAAAGGACTAAATCTGACACGTTTATTAACGTAAGGGGCGGTGCGAGATGAAGGTACATCCCATATGGGATAATTTCTCATTAGGTGAAGTATCTAGTCGTTTATGGAGAAGAGAAGGAGTATCTAACAAGGCATTATCTGTCTCTAAGAACATGATAATCACTTCTCAGGGATCGGCTAAAAGAAGAGGCGGGTTTAGATTTGTAAGTCGTGATGATGCCAAGATACCGATGTACCAAAGCATGGAGCAGTATCAGAGAATAATATCGTTAAGGATAAGCGACGATTTAGTTTTTTTCCCTCACATAACTCAAGATGATATAAATGGGAAAGATGTATATTTCGATATATTAATCAACACTAAATATGGTGAATATCTCACAGAACCAGAAAAGATATTATTTAATACTAATTTTAGGCACGGCATAGAAGATTGGGTAGTGGAGGAGGGAAAATCTATACCCGCTGCCCCAGTTCCATCAGTTAGATTTCTACAGGCAGTAGGTTCAGTCACTCTGTTCTCCACAGACGATCCTAAAATAGATAGGATTTTAATGTCCCAAACACCACACACCCCTGTGACATCTACTACTGAATGGACCATAGTTGTTGATACTGAAATGCCTGATGGAGACATAACATATGGAGTATACATAGGCGATGAATCTGTTGGTGATGAAGGGGATCTATTTAATTACTCTGGAAGGGCAACGCTAAAAATATCTACGTTTCTGTCATACACTGCCCCCCAGATAAAGGTAGTAATAGAAGGCGGCCAGCAAAATAATTCAAATCCTAGGCTCATAGTAAAATCTATAAATGCTTTTCCTACAAATAGTGGGCCTGAACCATATCGCATCCGGTCTGCTATACCAAAGCGTTTGGCTTTGGACATGCAATATTTGCAAGTGCCAGGTGAAAACACCATATATATGCTGCAAAGCGGGGCTCCAGTTACTTATTTAACATATGATATTACTGATGGAACTTTTACATATGGCAATATTACATTCACTAGTCCTCCGGCTGATTGGGACATAGATAATTTTCCCACTTGTGGTACGTTTTTCCAAGGTAGGTTTTGGTTAGGAGGATGTCCTGTGAACCCAGAAAGGTTTTGGGCGTCTAAATCAGGTAATTACACAGATTTTACCGTAGGGACAGCTGCAGATGATGCATTCGAATTTGATATTGCCAAGAAAGGAAATCTAAGATGGATGTTAGGCCTTAAAAATATCCTTTTTGGTTCTGGATTCGCAGAATTAATAGGAACTAGTGCAGATGGTGTGTTGACTGTATCCGACATACAAATGGAACAACAATCATCTAATGGCGCTTCTACGTTCATACAAGCTGTTGAGATAGGAAACACGGCAACATTCGTATCAGGTAATTCATCTAAAGTTAGGTCTTCATTCTGGAGATGGGAAGAGAATGCTTGGAAGTCTAAAGACATAACCTTCTTGGCCGAACACCTATTTAAAGACAACAGCATAAAGAGAATTGCGTACCAAAATCACCCAGACAAAATATTATGGGTACTGCGTCATGATGGTGTGCTTACTGGCGCTACTTTCGATGACTCTATGGAATTTGTAGGCTGGCACACTCACACGTCATGCAATGGCATAATTGACATATGCACAGATAAGGTAGATGGTGAAAGTGTGCTTATGGCACTTATACGTACCAACTTAACAGCATCAGCTTGGGGCGACAATGATTCTAGGCTTACTGTTTTGGCTACTATGGATAATGATTATAACCTAGATTTATCCGCTAAAGCCGACATAAAAATGCCTTGGTTGATAGATCACAAGTATTCGGCCATAGATTATTATGGAAATCTCGTAAAAGGGGTAACTGTTAATGATGGTACTTCCAATAATGATGGCACTATTGGAAGTGATCACGGTGATGTATATGGGCTACCGTCATATCCCTATAATCCTCCTTAT